GACCCCAAGCCGGGCAACCCGGCTCTCTCCCGCGCTGACAGGAGAACCCCATGACAGACCGCTACACCGAACTGGTAAAGCAGGCCTACGAAGCGCAGCAAGCCCGTGAAGGCGAGCGCTATCAGTCGCTCACGTCTGACCTTGCCCGGATTGACGCCGATCTGGAAGCGCTCGCTGCTAAGCGTGAACAGGCCGTTGCTGCCCTTGAAAGCATGGACGATGCCGTAGAGGCCGCCAAGGAAGCGCTTGTCACGTATTTCAGCGGCGAGGCTGACGACGACATGTTTGAGCCGGAAAAGCCTGACGTGTCGCAGTACCTCGACCCGTGGGCAGATCATCCGTCCAGCGATGAGTTCTCCACCCCCCGCGCTAACGGCGCTTATGCCGAAGCTGACTAACCCCACGAAAGGGCTGACCCATGAAGAACATTGACCTCCCCACGATCGGCAACGCCCTCGCTGGCCTCGCCCTTGCGTTCCTGGTGGACAACATCGCCCTTGACGGCGCTGTCACAAAGGCCCTGCCGTCCGAGTTCGTCGCCCTCGTTGGCTTCGTGATCTTCGCTGGCGCAGCGTTCTACGGCTACAAGGCCGCGAAGCGTAACGCCTGATGCTGTTCGCAGCCGCCATCCTGTTCTGCCTCGGGCTTGGCCTGTTCATCGCAATCGCCAGCCAGGCTTGGCCGGAGGGGTGAATGACCGACCGCTACATCAAAGTGTTGCAACAGGCGAAAACAATCATGCGCGGCCTCAAGCCTCGCGGGAACGCCATTGTTGCCACACAGGACGAGAACGAGACGCTCGACTACAGCGTCAACTGGTCCGGCTGGCTTGGCTCTGACACCATTGCAAGCGTCTCTAACGTCGTCACCGGCCTCAGCATATCCAATGCCAGCAACACGACCACAACGGCAACGTTCCGCCTGTCTGGAAGCATCTCAGGCTGGCTGGAGCACAGGATCACCACAGCAGGCGGGCGCACCAAGGAGCTGCTGATCCTGCTGGAGGTGTCTGGGTATCCGGTCAGTTCGGATTATGGGCTTCGCATCCGCGCTTAGGTTGGCGCAAACAATGCCTTGGTGTGGTCAAAACCCGCCAAAACAGTGCCCTAGGGTAGAAACACTATGATTGATAGCAAAAAACCAGTGTGCGCTCGTGCCTAGAGGTGGACCGCGCCCGAACTCAGGCCGCCCCAAAGGCGCCAAGACAAAGCTGACTGAGCAGGCGATCCTGAAAGCAGGCGAGGGCCTTTTGCCTCTCGACTACATGCTCAGCCTGCTGCGCGACGAAAGCCTAGACACGGCCCAACGGTTTGAAGCGGCAAAGGCAGCGGCGCCTTATGTCCATGCCCGCCTGAGCCAAGTAGACAGCACGGTGACCCATAAGCGTGATGTTGCAGAACTTACAACGGCAGAACTCGACGAACTTCTCGCGGCTGAACTTGCTTCAGGAAAAGCGCGCACGTCTGGCGGCCACAGAGACGCTGGCGGCGTTCACTGAATACACCTTCCCGCAGTACAGGACGGCAGAGCATCACCGGCTGATATGCGAGAAGCTGGAAGCGGTAGAGCGGGGCGAGATTGATCGCCTGATGATCTTCATGCCGCCGAGGCACGGCAAGTCAGAGCTGGCAAGCAAGCGGTTCCCGGCCTGGTATCTGGGGCGCAACCCGGACAAGCAGGTCATCACCGCAAGCTATAACAGCGATTTGGCTGGGGATTTCGGGCGGCAGGTCAGGAACATCGTCCGCGAGCAGCGGTTCCGCAACGTGTTCCCGAGCGTCACGCTGGCAGAGGACAGCCAAGCTGCTAACCGCTGGAACACGAGTGCGGGCGGATCGTATGTGGCGGCAGGTGTCGGCACGGCAGTTACGGGACGCGGCGCGCATCTGTTGTTGATCGATGACCCGGTGAAAGACCGCGAGGAAGCCGAAAGCGAAACCCGGCGAGAGACGGTCTACAATTGGTATTCCTCGACGGCCTACACCCGTTTGATGCCGGGCGGCGCGGTCATCCTGATTCAGACCCGCTGGCATGAAGATGACTTGGCCGGCCGCTTGTTAGAGGCAGAGGCCAAAGGCGGGGACAAGTGGGACAAGCTGATCCTGCCAGCTATCCTGAGCAATGGGCAAGCGCTTTGGCCTGAATGGTATCCGATTGACGCGCTGAACCGCACCAAGGCCGCCATTGGCCCCCGTGACTGGTCAGCGCTCTACCAACAACAACCCGCGCCCGATGACGGTACGTTCTTCCTGAAAGCCTGGTTCAAACGCCACGAAAACCCGCCTGAGCGCTGCCACGTCTACATGACCAGCGACTACGCGGTGACCGAGGGTGACGGCGATTACACGGAACACGCCATCTGGGGCATCGACGGCACGGGCCGCATCTTCCAGCTCGACTGGTGGCACGGCCAGACAGCTTCGGACGAATGGATCGAACAGAAGCTGCACATGATCCGCAAGTGGAAGCCGATCTGTGCGTTTGGCGAAGCTGGTGTGATCCAGAAGGCAATCGAGCCGATGCTGAAGCGCCGCATGACTGAGACGGCCACACGCTGCCGCATGGAATGGCTGCCAAGCATTCATGACAAGGCGACCCGAGCCCGTGCGTTCCAGAGCCGGGCTGCAATGGGCGAGGTTTCGCTACTGGATGACGAGAGGGGAGAGCGCGTGCTGAAGCAACTGTTAGCCTTCCCAGCCGGTAAGCATGACGACGCTGTGGACGTGTGCTCGATGATGGGCCTTGCGCTGGACATGGCTCACCCGGCCATTGTGCCGCTGGCCACGCCTAAACCGCAAGCGTTCAGCGATTACCGCGCCAAGGCGCCAGACGGGGATAGTTGGCGGGTATGATTGCTGGCAAGCCTCAGACAGAGAAGTACGGCGGCCAGACTGACGGCACGAACGTGGAGTTCGCCGGGAAGGACATTGCAACCTATAAGAAGTGGGTGCGCCAGGCCGAGGACGCGCACAACGAGGCGCGCAAGCTGTCTCACCGTGACCGCGACTGGTACGACAACTACAATGATACGCAATGGGATGAGCGGGAAAAGCAAATCCTGATGCGGCGCGGCCAGCCGATTGTCACCATGAACCGCATCAAGCGGAAGGTGAACTTCCTGTGCGGTATTGAGCAGAAGGCGCGCTCTGACCCGAAAGCCTTTGCCCGCAAGCCGGGGAACGAGGAACAGGCCCAGGTCGCCACGGACGTTCTGGACTACATCGAGAACACGATCCGCTTCGACAAGATCGCCTCGTCCTCGTTCAAGTGCCTTGCTATTGAAGGCATAGCGGCCATCGACATCTGTTACGAGAAAGGCGAAGGCGCGTTTGGCATTGTCGGCAAGGAAATCGACTTTGACCAGTTCTTCTATGACCCGCGCTCGCGCCGCGCTGACTTCTCGGACGCCCGGTATCTCGGGTATCACAACTGGTACGACCTTGAAGACGCGCTGGCGCTGTTCCCGGACAACCCGGACGCTGAGGCTGCACTCAAAGGCTCGCTGACCGGGGATACGACTGACGAAGGCTATGACGACAAGCCCCGGTTCCGCTGGGGTGATGAAGACCGGCAGCGGGTCCGTGTGGCGTGTATCTACTGGCGCGCGCCCGATGGCGTCTGGAACTATGCGTATTTTTCTGGCGGCGGTGTGCTGGACGAAGGCGAGAGCAAGTACGTCGATGACAAAGGCGTGCCCACGTGCCCCATCATTGCAGCGTCTGCCTATGTGACCCGCGAAAACGAGCGGTACGGTGTTGTCCGGGACATGATCGGGCCTCAGTCCGAGATGAATTACCGCCGGTCGATGTCGCTGTTCCTGATCAAGAACCGCCGCATCTGGTCCAAGGCTGGCGTCTTCCCGCCGGACACGAACCCGAAGGAAGAAGTCGCACGGGCTGACGCGCACCTGATTGCGAACGGGGAATATGGTACGGATTGGGGGTTCATTGAAAGCCAGGCCGAGGTTTCACAGAACTTCGAGCTGCTTCAGGACGCCAAGAACGAGATTGACGCGCAGGGTCCGAACGCTGGACTTCAAGGGCGCGGCGTTGAGAACCAGTCAGGCCGGGCGATCCTTGCCCAGCAGAACGCGGGCCTCGCCGAAGAAAACACGCTGTACGACACGCATAACGACTGGAAGCTGCGTGTGTACCGCGCATTCTGGGCACGGGCGAAGCAGTTCTGGACTGAGCCCATGTTCTTGCGGATCAGCGATGACGAGGCGCCCGAGGGCGCACGGTTCACGCCGGTCAACCAGCCGATGATGCCGGGCCAGATGCCGGGAATGCCACAAGGCCAGCCAATGCCTCCGCAAGCCCCTCCGATGGGCGGTGTTCCGGGCATGGGTATGCCGGGTCAGATGCCCCCGCAAATGCCGCCACAGATGGGCAACGTGATGCCAATGGGCATGGGCATGGGTATGCCTCCGATGGGTCCGCCCCCTGTGCAGAACGCACTGGCCGAGATGGACGTGGACATCATCATCGAAGCTGCGCCGGACATGATCACGCTCCAGCATGAGCAGTTTGAGCAACTGACCGCGATGGTACAGGCCGGGGTTCCGATCCCGCCGGACGTGCTGATTGAGGCCAGCCAGCTTAAGAACAAGAAAGCGCTTGTGGAGAAGATGGACGCTGGCGCCCAGCTTCAGCAGGCCATGCAGCAGATCGAGGAACTGAAGAAGCAGCTTGAACAGCAGGACGCTGCCAAGATGCAGGCTGAGGCTCAGAAGGCGCAGATGGAAGCCGCGCGGCTCCAGATGGAAATGCAGGCCGAGGGCGAACGCACCCAGATGGAATTGCAGAAGGAAGGCATGGCGACCCAGATCAAGGGCGTCGAACTCGAAATCAAGCAGGCCGAGCTTCAGCTTAAGCAGCGCGAGATGGGCCTGAAGGCCGAAGAAATGCAGCTTCGCCGTGAAGAAATGCAGATGCAGGCCGCGATGGGCGAGCAGCAAGCGGCAGCGGGCAAGGAACAGACAAACCGTCAGGCGCAGTCATCCGAAACCGGATCGCTGGCGATGGCTAAGGCAATGGAAGCGCTGGCGGCCACGCTTGGCAAGCCGAAGACAATCAAACGCGGGCCGGATGGCCGGGCAATCGGAGTTGAATAGTGTCAAAGGGTAACGCGACCGAAAACGATCTGGTGAAGTTCATTGCCCAAGGCACGGCGTTCCCGTCCTATGGCTCGAACTTGCAAGTGAACCTGCATACCGCTGACCCTGGTGAAGCGGGAACGGCAACCACAAACGCAGCCGCTTACACAGGATACGCTGCGGTTGCTGTGGCACGCGATGCAACGGGCTGGACGATCTGCAACGGCACAGACCCATACGACGCCAACACGTCCGGCAATGCGTTCAAGAACGCGGCTGAGATCACTTTTCCTGAAAGCACTTCGGGGCCTGAAGTGATTACCCATGCCAGCGTCTCGGTCGTCGCTACGGGGCAAATTCTCTACAAGGGCGCGCTCACGGCCTCGCTGACGATCAACAACCTGATTACGCCAAGGTTTCCCGCTGGCACGCTGATCATGGCGGAAGACTGATATGGCCCGGACATTTACCCAAGTTCCGCCAGACAGCACGGGCGACAAGCTCGACATGCGGTCCTATGTCGTGGGATCGGACACGCTGCATTCGCAAGGGGTGCATTTCGGCGGCCTGCCAACATACCGCCTGATGACAGAAGCCATCGTTCCGGCGACGAACAAGTATCATATCGTGCTGCGCAACAACACGGGCTCGGCCCAGACGGTCTACCTGCTCGGCCTCTATTGCATCAACGACAACGTGACGGCTGTGACCGGCGTCATCAACCAGTTCTTTGCCCGCCGGGTGACGGGCACGCCAACCATGACTTCAGTGACCCCGGCAGCTTACAACAGCGCCGATCCTGCCCTGTCGAACGTGGTGGCGGGGCATACGGCAACTTCTGGCCTGACAGACAGCACGATGATTTCGCGGTTCGTGGTGTCGTCCGAGGAACAGACGGCTGTGCCAACGAACACCGGTATGCACTTGCAGATGAACACCAACCTCTTGCCGCTTATTCATTCGCACGGTCGCCCTTGGGCGCTGAGACCGGATGAAGGCTTTGCGGTTCGCCAGATCGGTGCGGGTACGGTTGGCGCGCTGACATGGATACTGGACTTCAGCGTCGAGGCTGACTGATGCCGCTGGCAAGCCTTGCTTCGCTGCAATTCAATGGGCCTGCGGCTGGTGCGATGCGCCCGGACACGGCGGCGCGCGGCGCAGTTATCGCGCAGGCCACGGCAACGGCAAGAGCGGGCAGCGTCACTAACGGCGCTGGATCAATGCCAAGGGCAAAGGCAACCCGGCTTGTCAGTTCGCTGACGGTCATCAACGGCGCAGCAACAACGACTTACCTGCCCATGAAGGGCCGAGCACGCGCGGCAAGCGTCATCAAGGTCAACGAGCTGTCTCAGGACGATGTGACCGGCGCTGTCCTTGAGGCCTTGGTTGAGCCCGGCCTGACGCTTCGCCAAGCCCTGCGCCTTGTGGCAGCAGCGACGGCAGGCAAGCTGTCCGGGGGCGGATCAACAACGGTGACGATCCGCAACGCGGTGGCAGACAGCAAGGACCGGGTGATTGCGACGGTGGACAGTTCTGGAAACCGGAGTGCGATCACCTACGACCTCTCATGAGCGTGTTCAGTTCGGAGTTCTGGCGCAGCCTGTATTTTCTGGGGATGGGCGGTCAGGCTTCGGTCGAGACAGAGCCCGGCCAGATGGCAGCAAGGCTCACCGGCTCGGGGTACATGGTCGCCACGATTTCGGGCGGCGAGCGCGAGACAGAAACGCCGGTCAGACGCAAAGGCGGCAAGGATGACAGGCGCAGGCCGATTGTCCCTCAGTATGTGGAATGGACGAAAGAGCGCGAACTCGCGATTGCCCGGCACGAAAAGGCGCTGTTTGCCGAACTGCTGGACGAAGAACCGCCCCCGCTGCCTGTCGCTGAAAAGCGCGGGCTGGACCCGGCAAAGGAACTTGAGCGCATCAACCTGCTGATCCTGCAAGCCATGCAGGCCGCAGCCGATGACGCAAAACGCAAGGACCGCGAACGCCTCCGCAAAGAGGCAAGGCGCAGCAAGGTGGCCCCGCCCACCACGCAGGAAGACACAAAGGCTCTCGTTTACTGGCTGGTCAAGCGCGCGGAAGCGCTGCGCGAGGCCGAGGAAGACGACGAGGAAACCATTCTGCTCTTGGCCGCTTAGGCCCTGAGCGAAAACCCGCCGCCGGGGATCGGGCGTATCAGGCCGCCGCTGTTACGGGCGTTTGGAGATGATGATGAGTGGAGAAAAGGACTTTCTTGACGAGTTTGCCGAGCAGGATGCTGCCCTTGAACCCGTGCAACAGACCATTGACCGCATGGAACCCGCTACAGGCGGACCAGAACGCGGACCCGATGGGAAGTTTGTCCGGAAGGAAGCAGCCGAAAAAGCGACGCAGGCCGAAACGGGCGCAAAAGAAGCTGCAGGAATGCAGCAGATCACGGAGCCGCCGTCCGATGATGAAGAAGGTGCCCAAGTCCCTCTGTCGGTTGTCAAAGCCCTCCGCAAGGAACTCCAGGAGCTGAAACGCTCTCAGGGACAGGCAACCCAAACGCAACCCAAAGCGCCGGAGTTTACCGGGCCACAGGTAGCCTTTGAACAGGACCCGCGTTCTTACCTCGAACAGACGCTACACGCCCAGAAGATGCAGATGAGCATGTTCATGGCCAGCCAGCAGAATGACGAGGCAACCGTTCGTGAAGCATGGTCAGCCTTTGACGAGGCCTGCCGGAATGACCCGGCGACTTCGGCTTACAGCTACACGCTTCTCCAGCATCCCCATCCGATGGGCGAGCTGGTAAAATGGTACAAGCGCGAACAGCAATTGCAGATGTTGAACGAGGCGGGGTCACTTGAGGCCCTTATCGAACAGCGTCTTCAAGCGATGCAAGGCGGGCAAGCCCCGCAGGTCCAGACGCAGGCAAGGCCGAACGTCCCGCCATCACTGGCAGGAACCGGCAAGCCCCGCACTTCAGATGCAACCGGTGAGCCTTCGGACGGCTTCGACGTGCTGTTCAAACGCAAGTAGCACCTGAAAGGTCACAGCTATGTCATTCACTACGCCCGCAACGGGCAATATCCTCAAGAAATGGGAGACAGACTACTTTGCCGAATACGTTCGGGAGAGTGGGTTCAATCCCTACATGGGCACGTCTACGAACTCGCCGTTCGTGGTCAAGAAGCAGCTCATCCAGGGCGGGCAGGTTATCACCATTCCGCTTGTCACGGCTTTCTCCGGCGGCAACGTCGGCGCAGGCACCCTGACCGGCAACGAAGAAGCGCTGGGCAACTTCAGCTATGACCTGAAGCCCTACTGGCACCGCTTCGCCGCCGCGATCAAGAAATCCGAGGAGCAGAACTCGGTCATCGACCTGCTCAATGCGTCCAAGGACATGCTCAAAGTCCGCGACATGGACGACATGCGGGACTCGATCATCAATGCGCTTGGTTCGATCACTGAGCTTTCGTCGGCCTACAAGGAAGGCGTTTCGCCAACCGAACAGGCTCACCCGAAAGAAGTGTTCTTCTCGGAATCGACCGCTGCCCAGAAAAACGCATGGTCTGCGGCCAACCGTTACCGTATCCTTTACGGCAACGCAGAAGCCAACTACAACGCCACGTTCGCCACGGCGGCTGCCAACGTTGACACCACGGCTGACAAGTTCACCGTGTCCTCGCTGGCCCTCCTGAAGCGCATGGCGAAACGCCGCCTGCGTATCCAGAAGGGTGACAGCATTGACCTGCCGTCGATCCGTCCGATCCGCACCGGATCGCAGGGCCGTGAATACTTCGTGTGCTTCGTCGGACCTGAGCCGTTCTCGGACCTCAAGATCGACATGCGTACCATCAACCTTGATGGCCGCCCGCGCGATGTTGAAAGCAATCCGATCTTCCAAGACGGCGATCTGATCGTTGACGGCGTTGTGGTCCGGGAAATCCCCGAGATCAGCAACGTTGGCACCATCGGCGCGTCTTCGGCTACGGTTTACCCGGTCTATTTCACGGGCGCTCAGGCGCTTGGCATTGCGTGGGGTCAGACGACCCGTGCCACGCAGCGCAAGGAAGATGACTATGGGTTCATCAAGGGCGTCGGCGTCGAAAGCCTCTGGAGCGCAGAAAAGCTGCGTTACAACGGCATCGACCACGGCATGATCACCGGCTTCTTTGCCGCCACCTGATCCGCACACTGAAGGAGAATAAGCTATGGGTGCTCAGGCTCTCACAAACTACACGCGGCAGATCAGCTTCCTGAAGCGTGCAATTACGTTTGCCGATAACGGCGTTGTCCTGAAAATGGGCACCATCCCGGCAGGCGCGAACATCATCAAACCGATGAGCGGTGTTCACGTGGACGTTGTGTTCAATGCTGGTTCGACAAACGTGCTGGACATCGGCACGGCGGCAGACGGTGACTTCTACGCAACGGACCTTGCGCTTGGCACGATTGGCCATGTTGCACTGGACGAAGCTGTCACCATGTCGGTCACGGCGGACACGGACATCACCGCAACGGTCGCCCTGTCCGGTACGGCAGCGACGACCGGCTCCGGTGTGGTCATCATCGCGTTCATGACCTGATGAAACGGCAGGGGCGGGCTTCTTGCTCGCCCCTTTGCCAAAGGAGGCCATATGGCAACGCAAGCTGATCTTGTCGCCCGTGTCCTGAAGGAACTCTACGTTCTGGAAGGCGGGGCAACGCCGAACGCAACCGATGACGCAACGGTCGATGAAGGCATCGCGGAGGTTCATGCGGAATTGCAGGAACGGCGTATTGCGTATTGGGAGCTGACCGACATTCCCGAAGCGGTCATGCGGGGATTGACCCTCATGGTTGCCGGGAATGTGGGGCGCAGGTTTGTGCCGGACATGAGCGTCGGTGAATGCGAGCAAATGCGGGAACTGGGGATGCGGCGTATCCGCGAGGTGATTGCGATGCAGCAGGACCACCAGCCCGTTCCGCAGAATTACTTTTGAGGTGAGACATGGCAATCCTTCGATACAACGGGCCTTGGGATAATCGGGAACTGTGGGGCATGAACTTCCCCCGTGGGCAGACGGTTGAAACCAATGACCCGGACCTGATTGCAAAGGCGCTTCGCCTTGACGGGTTCGAGCGTTTGGACGTTGAGCCTGTGCTTGATCCGGCGCCAGAGGATTACCCGGCCTCCCCGGAGCCCGCAGCTTTTGACGAGCTGAAAATCCCGGTGGTGGGTGAGGGGATGTTGCCGGACGGCTGGGAGAAGATGCACTGGAAGCAGCGCGTCAAGCTGGCCAAGGAACTGACCGGCAAGGAATGCGCCAACGGGTCTGAAGCAGATCAGGCGCTCCGTGAGGCGCTGGAGCCGCAGTAATGCCCGAAGCCGCGATCGCCTCCTCGCATTTTGAGCCCGATGGCTACGGGGATGCGCGTAAGTTCGTCATCAACTATTACGTTGAGCCTAACGGGGGTGACCCGCAAAGGCCGGTGCGTCACGTCAACACGCCGGGCAGCCGGATCGTTGATAATGGCAGCACACTGACGACCGGTGTCAGGGGCTTGTTTCAGGCAGATGGGTTTGCAGGTGGTGACGTCGTTGTGCCTGATGGGACGACGGTTCGGCTCTATGATGTGAGTGCTAACACATGGAGCGCCCTGACCGGGACCATGACGGGTACGGACAGGGTCAAGGCTGTGTTCGGGGAAGTCCAGGCGGGATTCCTTAGCGGAGGCAGCCTCTTCCAGTCCGGCGGCGCCAGTGTTGCGGCGCTGTCGGACGCGGACTGGGCGACGTTGCTGAGTGACGCAGGCGAGACGGCGTATAGTTCGATTGCGACGATGGGGCAGAGGCTTCTTGCCAGCTACGGATCGCGGTTTGCGTTCTCCACAACCTTGCAGTTCAACACGACGACCACGCTGAGCTATTACACCGCAGAATATGCCCCTGATGGCATTGTGGGCCTTGCGGTGATTTCCAACACGCTGATGGTGTTCGGTACGCAGACGATACAGCCGTGGATCGAGACGGGCGATAATGATGACCCGTTCAGCCCTATCGTCGGGCAGGAAATCGACCGTGGCGCGGCTTGCCGTGACAGCATTGTCAAGCTGGACAACACGCTGTTTTTCATTGGCGATGACCTGAGCGTGTACCGACTGGCCGGGCTTACGCCGCAACTGCTGAACGCTAACGATCCGTGGGTGTCCCGGTACTTGGCGACGGTGGACCGAGACGACATCGTGTGCAGCGCAATCGAGACGGAAGCGCACAAGTTCTATGTGATCCGCACGCCGAACAAATGCATCGTCTATGACGTGGCAACGCAGACATGGCACCTTCGCCAGACCTACGGCTCCGACACATGGGAATGGGTGTTTCAGGTCACTGTGGACGGCCAGCAGTTTGCAGCGCCGGAAGGAACCACGCTGGTTGAACTCAGCCGGTCCTACAAGTCTGACCGGATGCCGAATGCGTCCACGTTTGGCACCGAGATTGTGCGGTACTTCTCGGCGCACCTGCCGGTGAACATGGGCAACCAGCCGCTTGGCCAAGTCCGTGTTGAGGGCACAAAGGGCATCGGGCTTGTGTCTGGGCAAGGATCAAACCCGCTGCTCTCGATGGCCATCAGCCGGGACAAGGGCAACACGTTCGGGGCGTACCGGGATCGGTCTTTGGGGGCAATTGGTGAATACGGCGCCCGCACGTCATGGGAACAGAACGGACGGGCCATG